TAGGTATTGTTATGTCTGATGAAGAAAGACAAAAACAAATTGAAGAAGATAAAGCTGCAGCTAAACTTAGAGCCTATATGCAACTTGCACAATTAGGTGGTGATATATTAGCTGCTGACCCAAGTAGAGGTACATTAGCTGCAGTAGGTTCTGCTGCTTCTAAAGCTGCTCCAGGATTTATGGAAGCTGCTAAAGAATTTAAAGATGTAGATAGAAAAGCTAGAAAAGAAAAATTAGATGAAACATTAAAACAAATTACTGTTGAAAGTACACTTGATAAAGATGTTCTTGATATTCTTAAAACTGATGCTGATTATAAAGCTGCTATTAGAAAAGCAGGTGATTTTTACAAGATGCGTTGTCCTTTGGATGGCGAATATAAAATAGGAGAAAGCTGGTATGAAACCCACTAAAGAAAATAGAAAAAAGTTTGATATTGATTTAGAGTATGGAACTATACGAGAAGATAAAATAGCAGAGATGCTTACGAATAAAAAAATAGAAGTAAAATCTGAGAGAGGTATGTGGATGAAGACAGGAAACATCTGCATTGAATACGAATGTTATGGTAAACCTTCAGGTATTACTACTACAGAAGCTGATTACTGGTTTCACAATCTATGTATAGGTGATAATACATTCTGCACATTTATATTTGATGTTCCTAAACTTAAACAACTTATGGATAAACTAGACTTTAAAAAGTCTGTAAGTGGTGGTGACCATAACGCAAGTAGAATGTGGCTAGTAAGTATACAAAAATTATTTACATCTGATGTTTATAAAACATTTGAGGAGTTAGAAAATGACAACAAAGAATGATTACAAATCCGAAGCAGGTCATTGGTATGACCATGATGGTAATCCTATGTATACTATTATAGGTGTTAATGGTAAAGAAAGAAACACTACTCTAAGGGATGCTAAGAAAGAAGGCTTTGTACCTTCTGTTACTACTATTATAGGCATCGCAGCTAAACCTTCCTTAGAAAATTGGAAGATTACACAAGCTTTAGAAGCATCTTTAAGTGTAGATAAAGATGACCCAGAATATATTAGTAAATGTAAAAATGCAGGTAGAGATGTAGGTTTAAAAGCTGCAAAACAAGGAACAAAAATACATGCTGAAATAGAAAAAGGGTTCTTAGGGAAAGGTAAAACTAAAGTATATAAGATTATACAGTCTTGGTTAGATGAAAACTTTCCTAATGAAGAATGGATTGCAGAAGATTCTTTTTGTGCTAGTGAGGGTTATGGTGGTAAGATAGACTTATACTCTAAGTCAGGTATATTTATTGACTTTAAAACAAAAGATAATCTTGAAGGTAAAGACCCTGCTCGTTTAGTTTATGATGAACATGGTATGCAATTATCTGCTTATGCACAAGGGTGTAATATAGAAGACCCACATAGAGTATCTATTTTTGTAGATAGAGCAGACACAAGTATAGTGTTATATCATATTTGGGATAAAGACACACATATAAAACACAAAGAAATGTTTAATAGTTTACTTAATTATTGGAAGTTAGTTAAAAATTATGACTCAACAGTATTATGAATGAAAAAAAAGCAAAACAAATTAGGAAGAAAGCTAGAGAACTTGTTGTTGACTGGTTAAAAACTATGCTTGTAAAAGAAGAAAGTTCTAAAGTATCAGTTGATAACATAGAAAAATATTTACCAGAACAAACACATGTTTTTGCCAACAATAAAATGATAGTATCAGCTTATACTCCTCGTTGGTTTACTCAAAGAATTAAAAAACTTGTAAACAAAAAAGATATAAAGGACATTACATGGTCGGATATAGAAAACCTAGGATAGTAAGACCCAAAGAAAAAAATGTTCCTAAAGGATATGATTCTAAGTGGGAACATAAACTACACACCACTATTTTAAAAGAATGGCAACATCATTCTGATAAAATTTCTTATGTAGTAGAGCATGAATATGAACCAGACTTCGTAAAAATTATTGATGGTAAAGTAATTTTATTAGAAGCCAAAGGTAGATTTTGGGATTATGCAGAGTATAATAAATATGTTTGGATAAGAAAAGCATTTGAAGAAATGGTTGAGGATTATGAATTGGTGTTTTTATTCTCAAGTCCATACTCTCCTATGCCACAAGCCAAACGTAGGAAAGATGGAACTAAAAGAACTCACGCAGAGTGGGCAGAAAAAAATAATTTTAAATGGTATAGTGAAGATACTTTACCAAAGGAATGGAAAAATGTATAAATTTAATGAAGATAAAATATTACAAGAAGTAAAAACATATATTGATTGCACCTATGACCAGCATTACGCAAATGGAAAGTATCAAGCTACAGATATGATAATAGATACAGGACATGGACAAGGATTTTGTGTTGGTAACATTATGAAGTATGCTATGCGATATGGTAAGAAAGATAACAAACAAGCAGAACTGTATAAGATAATACACTATGCTATTATTGCTTTATATTTAGAGGAGAAAAATGATTGACATAAGAATTGCAGAAACAATTGAAGATAAAGATATTGCAAATAAAATTGTTGTAGATTTTCATTCTTATGTTAATACACCTAGAGTTGTAGGCAGATGTATTAAATACATCATTGCATATAATAATAAAGATGTTGCTACTTTCTGGCTTGGAAGTGGATTTAAACCAACTCCTAAATCAATATTAAATTACTTTAAAGTTTCTCAAAAAGAATTTGACAAAATTTTTAATGAAGTTGCAGATAACAAAAGGTTTTGTATTAAAGAAAATCCAATACTTAATTTTGGTAGTCAAATATTATCTCGTATTCGTAAAAGAGCAAAAGCAGATTGGTTTCAAAAATATGGAAATAATTTAAAAGGTATTCTTACTACAATCGGTAATGATAAGAATGGCTCTGTTTATTTGGCTGATAACTGGCAGATAATTGGTAAAACAGCAGGATTGCCTAAACGAAATAAAAGTGTTTCTATGAAGTGGAATAACAAAAAAGAAATAGCAGAAAGATTTGTAAAGCCTACCGGTGAAAATAAAAAATTAATTTTGATAACAACTAAAATTTAAAATATAGGATAAAAAATGATAGAAGATAAAATAGGAACCAAGCCTTACTTGGGAATTGAAATAAACTACGATAAAGAAAAAAACTTTAATAAATTTAGTTTAGATACACTCAGAGATAGATACTTCTGGGAGGGAGAAACACATGCACAAGAAGCATTCGCAAGAGCCTCAGTTTTCGGAGCAACCTACAATGGTGAGACAGATTTTGAATTGGCTCAAAGACTTTATAACTACAGCTCCGATTGTTGGTTCATGTTCAGCACTCCTATACTTAGTAACGGGGGCACCAGTCGTGGGTTACCTATCTCTTGTTTCCTTAATTATGTTCCTGACAGCAGGAGTGGTTTATCTGCTCACTACGATGAAAACATATGGTTGGCAAGTTCAGGTGGAGGCATTGGTGGATATTGGGGCGATATTAGGAGCAACGGTATTTCTACTACTCATGGCAGTCGTTCTACTGGTTCAATTCCATTCATGCATGTTGTAGATTCTCAGATGTTAGCCTTTAATCAAGGCACAACAAGAAGAGGTTCTTACGCAGCTTACATGGATATAAGTCATCCAGAGATAGAAGAGTTTATAAATATGCGTAAAGAATCTGGTGGAGATATAAATAGAAAATGTTTAAATCTACACAATGGAGTAAATATTACTAATGCATTCTTAGATGCTGTAAGAGAAGATGAAGATTGGAGACTAATTGACCCCAAGACTAACGAAGCTGTTAAGACTATTAATGCTAGAGACTTGTGGTTTCAAATTATAAATGCTAGAGCAGAGACTGGTGAGCCTTACATGATTAATATTGATACA